GCCGACCGGGAACTATCCGAACTGTCGTCTGATCGACTCGACTGCGGCAAAGTCTTTGTACCTGTCGAGAGGTTGGAAGCGATAAGGAAAAGAGCCCACTCCTAGTTCCTCCTTGACTCTCTTCTCACCGCCAGCTCTCGCAAGTAACGTCTCTGGTTTTCCCCGGAGATTGGGATCACCTTCGACATAGTAGCCGACCAGTTCATCGAAGAACATGTGGTGCTTAGCGTTCTCAAGCTGCATAATGGAGTTTACGGAGAGCATGTCTTGCGACCAATCACCTCGGTCCCTCTCTGGGGAGATGGTGCTGTTAATGGTTCTGACTGCACTGCGGACTCCAGGGTAGACGCCGTTCCGGCTATATTCTCGAGAGTGCCAGCGCTGCAGGAAGTGTACCTCGCCCACACCTACAAACTGTTTCTCGGCGTTCATACCCATACCTAATTCTTTCACAACACCTTCTACCTCCTTGGGATCTGGAAATGGATTCAACGAGTAAATACCGTCATCACCCAGTATCTCGTAGTCTTCCACAACCACATCAAGTGAAACCGCCACATAAGCGATAATCAGCAAATGACTCATGGTGCCATCCCAATTCGTCTTACCGAATCCAGACCCGATTCCATGGGGTCCAGTCCACAATTCGCCAGGTACTAGCAAGGGGGATTCCGTCATTATTAGAGTTAACGAATCCAGTGCTGTGTCATTTTCGACTTGGAAGTGAGCTTTCGTAATATCGTTTGCAGCCAGAAGGATGGAATCAGGAACGGTCGCGTCAAAACTGGAGAAATCCCCAGATAAGGTCGGCCTTGACCCTGAGCTATTAATAACTCTCGTTGCTCCCGCATCCACATCATCCGGTCTGCCCCACGCGCTGAAACCAGGCGTCCTAGCGTGACGACCCAACAGAGGCCGAAGATAGGCTAGTTCACGCAATACATAAGCGTGTGCAGTTATCCAAATCAAACGATTTCGTGACTCGTCACCGTGGGATTGAACTCTAGCACCAGCTACTGAACTAAGTTCGGCATCTGGACCAAAATCCTCTCCAAGATTTCGAGCAATCTTGAGATGTTCTCTCCACGTGTCACGGCCACTAGCAAAGAAAGGAGCACCCCAATTAGTACTCTTTTCTGCCTCTTCGACAACTGTTTCCAAATCAGAAGGGCGAAGCGTCCTAGACGGTTTAAGCCAATGGGTGACAAGCTCTTTAGCCTTTTGCAACCGTGCAGGATCAATCGAATCAGGTCGATTTTCATAGGTTAACCTCGCTTCCCTTTCTCGCTCGGACCATGCCCTCAGGACACTTGATGTTCCTGTAAGACTACGTGCGTCGCGTTCGAACTCATCAAGAGAAGGGAATCCCGTCGACGGATGACGTTTAAGCCATTCATCAACGATATCACCACGATCGCTCCTCGCCCACAAAGGGGGTTGGAAGTCACGAGGATCGCCCTTTTCCATCCGTCCGAACCAGGTGGACAGCCATGCCTGCGCCCCATCAGGATAGGAGTCGACTACAGACTCACTGTGCACTACTTTAAGCATCTCATTCTCCTAAGTGTCGACCATTACCGATACCGCGCCTAGCACGCTCCAGACAGTCCTCATCGGACTCGGAGTCTCCACACTGAAAGCGTAGAAGATAGCCTACGGCGCGACCCGAACCAAGATCGGTACCTGTAATGTCCTTGACTAATTCATCAAGACTAATTGTCGACAAATTCAGTCTCGTCTTTAGGTTACTATTGCTAACCTTAGACTTGACTAAACGATTTCCCCGTCCGGAGCGAGGCTTGCCAGTGACGGGAGTTCCATCACGGCTAGGATCGTGTCGATCCTCACCCGATCTGCTCCCATCTCTTCCAATTGGGATGAGAAGTCCCTCGCTACTCGGCGGGGGTCCGTCCGTTCCAATTGGTCGATCTTGCTGTTGTAAAACATCTGTGATCTCCTGAGTATTATCCCCTTTAACGTTGGGGCTACGTTTCATAGGTTGGTGGACTCCTGAACCTAACCGAACTGGCGTGGCCGATCGGTCCATCCACATAGCCAGGACTCTTTCACTCTCAGATGAAGCAGGCATCCTCGTGGTCTCTTCATAATTGCTTTGAGAGAACAGTTTCCTGTTCACCGCGTTCGAAGCTATTTGAGCATCAAGGTATGGATCGCTGCGTTTACTACCCGTAAGTGCACTCATCAGCCCTGAAATTGAGGCTGATCCAGGAACGGTGTAATACTCATTGATCCTACCACTACTCATTAAGCTCGAAAACTCACGCTGCCACTCCGAAAACAGGGTCGGGGAAGAAGCAATGTCAACAATGTCCTTCCCGTTGTCCGTAACGAAATGCCTAACGAGGTTGGTGATTGGCTGGGTACCAAGTTCGTTGTCATCCTGAGCCAGTAGAAACTGGTAATCAGCAACTGCCGATCCTGTGGCACCAACACCTGCACCAAAGCGGTCAAGCACTGAGGCTAAGTTCTGTCCTATCAATTGAAACGCCATTTGCTGAAGCTGAATTCTGGGCTTCGCGCTTTGCATTGCGAATTCCTCAGACCAACCATACTTCGCCATATTGACAATGGCTTCACCCATGACTTGATCGTGGGCGTACCGAATGATGCCATCAGCTAGCGTCCCTATCTGTACTCCTTGTCCAGAAAGTGCACTTTCGTTAACACTCTGGTTTTCCTTGGCTGGATCCTCCTGTCCGCTCGATGTCATAAGACCTCCT